TAGAAAGTTTAGAAGATTTAATCAATGGGTACCAAAAAGGATTAAATTACGACAAGATACAAGAGAAACTAGAAAATCTACAAAATAGTAAGGCAGAAACATACATCAGGAATAAAGCTGATGAACTAGGTATCACTGTTGACGAATACATGGACCAAGTTGAAGATTATGAAAAGAAACAAAAAGAAGAAAGAGAAAAAGAAAGACTTGCTGAAATGGTAGAAAACGGAGTACCTGAAGACCTTGCTAAAGAAGTAATTGCTACAGCAGAATTGCGTAAACAATTACAAGCAAAAGAAAACGAACTAAAGGCAAAGGAAGAAGCATCAAAGAAGAAAGAAGCTGAAGACAAAGAATATCAAGACTTCTTAACAAACTTCCCAGATGTTAATCCTGAAGACATACCTAAGGAAGTTTTCGAAGATGCAGTTAATTCTGATTTAAGTTCTGCTTATATGAAGTACAAGTTAAAAGACTTGGAAAACCAATTAAAAGTAGCAAAACAAAATGAAGAGAATAGTGCATCAACAGTAGGAGGAGTTACTGAAACAGGAACTACTCAAGAAAATCATACAAAGGACCCATTCTTAGAAGGGTTCTATGAAGCAGAATACTAAAAAAGGAAGGATGATAAAAAATGGCAGAAAGTATACATTTAGCTGAAAAATATTCAAGCAAAGTTGCTGAAAGATTTAAATTACAATCATTAGCAACAGGATTTACAAATAGAGATTATGATTGGGATGGAGTTAAAACAATTAATGTTTACTCAATACCAACAGTACCTCTATATGATTACAATAGAAATGGAAAGGTATATCAAGTAGGAGCAGAAGGAACTGACCCTAACACAACTCCAGCAGGAAATGATGGAATTTCTCGTTATGGTCAATTAAATGATTTACAAGATGCTGTTCAACCATTAACAGTTACTCAAGATAAATCATTTACATTCATCATTGATAAAGGTGACAAGATGGATTCAATGAACGTAAGAGATGCAGGAAAAGCATTAAGACGTGAAATTGATGAAGTTATCGTACCAACTCAAGATAAATATACATTTAACAAAATTGCTACAGCAGCAACAGGAACTCAAAGAGGAACTGGTGCATTAAGCAAAACAAATGCTTATGAAAAATTCTTAGCAGGACAAACTGCATTAGACAATGCTTTAGTACCATCAGCAGGAAGAATTGCAGCAGTTAATGCTTCTACATTAGCATTACTAAAACAAGATAGTGCATTTGTATTAGCAAGTGAAATGGGACAAAAGATGAAAATCAATGGTTTAGTTGGAGAATTAGATGGAGTTAAAATTGTAAAAGTACCTGATAGTTATTTACCAACAGGATGCCAATTTATAATTACTCACCCATCAGTAACAGTTAAAGCTGAAAAATTAGCAGATTACAAAATTCATGTAAATCCACCTTTCATAAGTGGAAACTTAGTTGAAGGTAGAGTTTACTATGATGCTTTCGTATTAAATGCTAAAAAAGATGGAATCTTTGCTCACTTTACTTCATAGTTAAACCAAAAAGAAATAAAAACTTATCAAGAGTTTATCTCTTGATATAAGTAGAGATTCACCCCTCTACTTATATGAGGAGATAAGAGGAGGTAGAAAATGTTAGCAGAAGATGTTTTTAAAATAGCAATGGCATTAATAGATGAAATGAACACATCAGGAGAATTAGATGCAACAACAACAGCAGAATATAGAGCAAAAGCACCATCTATTTTGTCAATGTTACAAGCCGAAATAATAGGTATAGAAAATAGATATAGAGATAAAAACCAACAAGTAATGCCTGTTGCTATAGATGATTTAGAACAACCATTACAAATAGACACAATAAAAGCAACTACATTATTAGCAAATGGATTAGCAGCAAACTTAATGATAGTTGAAGATAAAGCATTAGCAAATTTCTTTGAACAAAGATATGAAGAAATGAAGGGTATGTTCTTAAAACCAACACCAAAAACTCCAGTTAAACGTGGAGATGTATACGATTCAACATTAAATTATTAGGAGGTGTATTATGGCAGTAATTCAAGAAAGTAAAACAGTAAGCCCAACAACAATAAACAAATTTCTAGGGTTAAATTTAAGTGATACTGGTGATACACAAATAGCATTAGGTGAATCAGGAAGAATGGATAATTTCTATATAACTGATGATTATAAATTAAGAAAAATGTATGGATATAAAAGTTTTGATTCATTCAATTCACTAATAAGAGGAATGTTCTCTACTAAAATTGAGAACACACAATACTTATTAGTAGCAGTTGGTGGTAAATTATATTATTATTTACAAAGCCAATTAGATGATGAAGAAAACTGGGATAACATACAGGGAGTAGAAATAGGAAGCATACCAGACGTAGATGCTTCTTTTTTTGAGTTTGATAATAAAATATACATATTAGCAAATGGTTATTATAAGTGGGATGGAACAACATTTAGTGAAGTTGAAGGATATACTCCACTTGTATTTATAAATACACCTGCAGGAAATAATGGTGGTGGAACAATTTATGATGAAATAAATATGCTAACGCCAAAGAAAAGACAATCTTTTAATGGAGATGGTTCAACTAAAGCATTTAAAGTAGCACAAGATAATATTACTTCAATAGAATTTGTAAAAGTTGGTGGAACACAAACATCTGATTATACAGTAAATACAACAACTGGAATAGTAACAATAAACACAGCACCACCACAAGGATATGACAATGTAGAAATATGTTGGTCTAAAGATGACGGTGATAGAGACATAATTGAAGGAATGAAATTTGGAACTATATTTGGTGGAGATGTAGACACAAGAGTATTCTTATATGGAAATCCTTCATGCAAGAATAGAGTTTACTTTAGTGGAACTGCATTTGATGGAGATATAGCAGTACCAAGTGTAGAATACTTCCCAGCAACAGCACAAGTTGATATAGGACCATCTAATTTTGCAGTAACAGACTTAACAAGACAATATGATAGATTACTAGCAACAACAAATAAACCTGAAGCATATTACTTAACATTAACAACAGAACAATTACAAGTAACATTATCAGGTGGAGGTAACACAACAAGATATGTACCAAGTGTTAAAACATTGCCTTTAAATCAATCTCACGGTAACTTTGCTATGGGGCAAGGACAATTACTAATGAATTATCCTGTAACATTTGAAGCAGGAGCAATAATGCAATGGAAAGCTACTAATGTTCGTGATGAAAAGAATGTAGAAGAAATAAGTCAAAAGATAAAAATAGACTTAGATAACATACCAATATCAGCAATTAAGACACTAGATTTGCAAGAAGACAATCAACTATGGATTATCTATGATACTAAAGTTTGGATTTATAACTACATAAATAAAACATATTCAAGATTAAATCTACCAATAGGAGTAGATAATATTACATCCTTAAATGGAAAAGTTTATATGAGTACAGTTAATAAGGAAATAATTAAATTTAGTAAAAATTTCACAACTTATGATGGAGAAACAATCAATGCTTATTGGGAAATGAACTTTGCAGACTTTGGAGTACCATACCTAAGAAAAACAATGAATAGATGTTGGATTTCAATGCAACCTCAAAACTGGTCAAGTGCTGATGTAAGTTTTGTAACAAACAGAGCTGAAAGTTTAGTAACTAAGAGTATTGAATATAAAAAGCAATGGTTCGATAACGTAGATTTTAACGACTGGACATTCCAATCATCAATAAATCCACAACCATTTAGATTAAAATTAAAAGCTAAAAAATTTACAAACTTAAAATTAACAATAAAAAACGAAGAAAATTCAGCATGTACAATACTAGGAATAGTAATGCAAGTTGAAAGTTTTGGATATAGTAAATAGGAGGTATAAAAATGGCATTAACTAAATTAACTGCAGCAGTAAATAACATACAAGAATTAGATGACAACCCTAATATAACAGGTATGACTGCAGCAGAATTAAAAGCAAGATTTGACCAAGCAGGTTCAGATATAAAAACATACATAAATGAAATATTAACTGAAGAACTAAACACTCAAATAGATAACATAAACTTAAGAATAGATAGTCTTTATCCAGTAGGTTCTATTTATATGAGTGTTAATAATGTTAATCCATCAACAATATTTGGTGGAACATGGGAACAAATAGAAGATAGATTCCTATTAGCATCAGGGGCAACTTATGCAGCAGGGACTACAGGAGGAGAATCAACAGTAACATTAAATATTAATCAAATACCAAGTCATAGACACATAAATGATTATTATTATCCAGGTGGAGAACAACAATGGTATACAGACTCTGGTGATAGTATAGGCGGTTCAGGTAAAAAATACATATACTTAAATGGTTCAGCTGGATTCCATGGTGCACAAAAACACAGCAACGTAGGTGGAGGGCAAGCACATAATAATATGCCACCTTATTTAGCAGTTTATGTATGGAAGAGAGTAAGTTAGGAGGTAGAAAATGGCAAATTATACAACTCAATTAAATAACTTAAAAAATGCACAAAGAAAAGCTGCAGTTGCCGACTTACAAAACACAAGAAATACTGCTTTGAGTAGTTTACAAGCAGAACAACAACAAAATGCAGCTAATTATGCAGCACAAAGAAATACAGCAAATGCACAAAATAGACTAAGTGCTAGAAACTTCCAAGAATATTTAGCAAACACAGGAAGAGCAAATAGTGGATTAGGTGCACAAGCAAATATGCAACATACAAATAACTTAAATACAAGTATGAATAATATATATGGAGCTGAAAACGCAGCACTTGCAGATATAGCAAGAAGAAGAACTGATGCACAAAACGCATATTCAAGTGGACTTGCTAGTGCAAATGCAACAATAGAAGCAAATTACATTCAAAACCTATTAAAACAACAACAACAAGATTGGGAAAACAAGATGGCACTTAAACAATTTAATGAGAGTGTTAGACAATTTAATAAGAACTATGATTTACAAAAACGTTCTTTTAGTAGTGGTAGTGGAGGAGGCAGAACCAGAAGTGGTTCATATAGTGGGGGAGACAACTCACTAATAATAACTGGTGGGACAACACCAAATGAGGAATCAAACCCAATAATAAGTAATCTAACAAAAGCAGCACAATCAACAAATAACGCATTAAAAAGAATATCATCACAAAACGCTGCAACTCAAAAAGCTGCTAAAGTTGGGCAAAGATATGTAAAACAAGTACGATTAAAAAATGGAGCAATAGTATCTCAATTATGGATGAAAACCAAAAACGGAAAAGATTATAAAGTATCATAGGCGGTGATTATATGGCTAAAAAGAAAAAAGAAAACAAAAATCAAATTATGACTACTGATGCAATAGTTACTGTTGATAGAAAAGGTGAAGTAAAACAAACCAAACCTACAAAAAACAATTCATATCGAGACGAATATAATTACAGAAATAATCTTAATCCAACTACAGAGAGAGTTCAGACAGGAAAAAACAATTTCAAAGACATTACTTCAACAGTAAGTAGAAATGTATTAAGAAACACAAATAAAGAAGGTTATTTAGATACAAAAAAGAAATATGGTGATTATAACAAAAACGACCTTTCAAAATCAAACTATAAAATTTATCAAAAAGATAACAAATATTATTATTTTGATGAAAAAGATAAAAAATATAAAGACATGAAAGGTTATGAAACCACAACACATAAAATAGACGGTAAAGATTCTGGATTGTTAAATATTAGCAACAAAAATGAAATGTTACAACAAAACAAGGAAAGAAAAACTTTCAATCCTAAGTTCGTTCAAACAACTGAGCAAAAAGACATTTCAAAGAAAATATCAAGTGATATGGCAGCAGATGATGCTAAACAAGAAGAAAAATGGTTGAATAGTCTATCTAAAGAAGATAAGAAAGCATACGAAGAGAGTGCTAAATATCTAAATAAAGAACAAAAAAAGAAACATAAAGAAGCACAACAAAGAGAAATTAAGAAACAACAACAATTAAGATTTGAAAAAGATAAAGAAGCATTTCAAAAGTTTCAAAATAAAGAACAAGCACCTTCATTAATAGAAGCAGGTAATTATGTAAGAGAAAACAAAGCAAAAGAAGAAGAATACTTAAAAAATAACCCTGTTGCTATTAAAGGAAGTAATGCAACAATAAGACCACAAGATGTGATCCCTACATTAGGTAATTACAAAACAGGTGAAATTGCAGTCGAAACTCAACCTGAAAGATTAGAAACAGCAAAAGAACGTAATGAGTTAGCGATGACAGAATATCAACAAAGATTATGGGAAGAAAGAAATAAAGAAACTACTGGATTAGAAAAGGTATATAGGCCAGTTCAAACTGCTATTGAACAAATAGGTGAAGGACTAGACACACCATTTGATTTTGGAAATAGAGTTTATATAGGAGAAGATGGAACACAACAATATTTGCCAAGTAGAGCAGATTTACAATGGGAAAGAACTTTAAATAGTTATAATACTAAAATAGGTAAATTTGCTGCGGAAACAACTAATAACTTAACTAAAATATTAGGAACACAAGCTTTAAATTTATTAGTACCAGGAAGTGGTACAGCAGTATATTGGACACAAATGTATGGTAATGCCTTTCAAAAAGCATTCAATCAAACTGGTGGAGATTCAGGTAAAGCAAGTGCAAATGCATTAATTAATACAGGATTAGAGTTTTTAACTGGAAAATTCTTAGGTTCTGCAACAAAAGGATTAACAGGTGGCAAAACAAGCCAATTAGAAACTGCATATAGCAACCTAGCATATAGAATAAGCAAGAATCCGACTCTATCAAGTTATTTAGGAAAAGCAGGTTCTGAGTTTTCAGAAGAGTTTATTCAAGAATATCTAGGTAATGCAGTAGATATATTAACACTAGGTAGTGATGGTAGTCATGAAAACGTAAAAGAATTATTAAGCGATCCAGATGTATTGGAAGCTGCATTATATTCAGGTTTAATGGGGGCTGTATCTTCAGTAGGAATAGGTGGAGTTCAAAACCTAGGCACAAGAGCATCAGGTGGATATACAGAAGCCCAAAGTATTCAATTAGCTAATGATTTTCGCAATGAATTAAGCAATACAATAGAAGAATATAAGAAAAATCCAAAAGATAATAAAAGTAAAATCAAAAAACTAGAAAAAGTATTAACTGAATTAGACAAGGAACTACAAAGCCCATTTACTGATGATACAGTACAATCAAATATTGATAGAGCAGAGAATATAAACAAAAGCATAAATTCAACTTATTCTGATGAGCAAAAAGCACAAATAGATGAAATAGAACAAATGGTTAAGTCTGGAGAAATAGATGCTGATGAAGGTACAGGATATGTTAGACAAGTACAAAATGGTACTTATGCAGAACATAGAAACCTTGAAAGAATAGCACAACAAAGAATGGATGAAGTACAACAAGCATTTAGAGAAGGTAAAATATCAGGTGATGAATATAATCGAGAATTAAAAGCTTTAAACGCCACAATACAAAGTGAAAGAAATAGAATAGAAGGTATAGACGAGCAAATAGAAACTAATATTCCTCAATCACAAGCAGAAACAAATGAAACAATTCAACAAAATAAATTACCAACAAATACTAACGATAAGTTAACTAATTTTAGAAATTCTGTAGCAAATGAAAACGTAAATGATGCCGATGGATTCTATAAATCAGTAGAAAAGATAATAAAAGATAAAGATTATAACGTAATATTGGATAGTTCTATAACAAATGAACAAGGAAATCCAGTAAATGCAGTAATATCTAATGAAAACGGAATCACAATAAGAATAAATCCTAAATCAGAAAGAGCAGGAGAAATCTTATTAACTCACGAAATTACACATGGTATTGAAACAAAAGAAATGAGCAATCTAATTATGGATTATGCTTCTAAGAACAGTGAGTTTAATGATGCGTTACAAGATTTAAAGAAAGCATACGGAACAGAAGATATAACTCCTGAAGTTGTAGCAGATATTAGTGGACAATTATTGGGAAATCAAGAGTTTATAAAAAATTTATCTACTCAAAAACCAAATATATTCAAGCAAATATATGATAAAATCATAGAAATTGCTAATAAAATAACAGGTAATAGTAATCAAAAATTATTTATAAAAGACTTAAAAAACAAATGGGAAAAAGCATATAGAGAATCAAACATACAATCAGCACAACAAAATCTAAAAGAAGGTGCTAAATATTCTCAAAATGCTGAAATTACAGACAATAAAGGTAGACCATTGAATATAAATATGCAAAATTATATGGAAGATTCACAAGCGACAAACGACAAAGGACAACTTGTAACTTTATATCACACTACAACTGATATGATAAAACAGTTTAATATATTTGACCCAGCAAATAAATATGACCCATCAGAATATAAATTCGGAAAATATAATGTAACATATCTTACAGACGGCGAAGAAATGTCAGAGAGTTATTCGATGTATGAGCCAAGAAAAGCAGACACAAGAAGGTTGAACGATTTAGAAGAAGCAAGAAAATATTTAGACAATACATCATTACATCTTGTTGATATAAAAAATACTAATCAAGCAATAAAAAATCATTTTAAAGGAAATAAAAACAGATACTTTTTAGTTAGTGGTGATTTAACAACATTTGGAGAATACAAAACAGAGGAAGAACTTTTAAGAGATGTTATACCTACAGCACAGCAAGTAATGAGAGGCGACAGTAATTTTAAATATGAATTATATGCTAATATAAAAAAGCCATATATTATAGATGCTGAAGGAAGAAATTGGAATAATATTGCTAGAGAAATTAATGAAGAAAGCAAAAAGATTGTTGAATCATTGTCTAAAGAACAAAAAGAAGAATTATCTAAATATGCAAATGAATCTTTAATGAGACAGCAAGCATGGCAAATGAGCAAACAATACTCTGAATATTTAAAATATGAAGGTGCATATGATAAATTAGATACAACAACAAGAGAGAATCTAGTTATTTTATCAATGAAAGATGACGTAAAAGCACAAGATTACAGAGAAATGTATGATATGTTTAAAGAAGGGAAAGACCCTGACAGTAAAATAAACGTAGAAGGAGAGGAAATGGACTTTGCTGATTTTGCTGCTAAATGGTGTTATTATGAAATGAAAAACGCAAAATATGCATTTGACTATTCTTATTTCTTATATGAAAGTGCAAAAAAATATAAAACTCAATTACAAAATGTTGGCGTAGATAAAATGTATGAAATGGCAAAATATAACTTTAGAGATTGGGCTATTGAAGATACATTATCAAAGAGATTAGAAACAAATGACATTGTAAAAAAAGTTATAGAAATGAACGAAAAAGGTGAAGATTATGATGGCGTTATAATAAAAAACACTACCGATTATGGTGTTAGAGGTGGCGATAAAGCACACGATTTATATGTTGTGTTTAATTCAAACCAGTTGAAAGCAGTTGATAATCCAAATCCAACTGATGACCCTGATATAAGATACTCTCAAAAAGCAGATAAATGGCAAAAGTTTTTGGATAAGTATTATCAAAGCAAAGGAACAACTACTGTACTAAAAGATAAAATCGGTGCAAAAGCGACTACAGAAGAAAAGGTGGATTATTGGAAGTCAAAAGGTGTTGAAGGACCTGTGGCAAAAATATTAAGCACTGATGATTTAAAAGAAGAAAACGAAAAATCATTATTACAAAAGATAAAAGACGGAAAAGCAACAATAGGGGAAGAAATACAACAATTTAAAAGAAAATTTGTTGATAAAGGTTCATTTATACGCAAATTATCTAAATTAAAGAAAAATAGAAAATTAGATGCTAAATACGACAAAATGGGAACAGCAGAAGCTGAAGCACAATATAGTATAGGGAAAGCACAATCTAACCTAAAAGGAATTGCATATAATAATTTTAAAGACAAAAAAGGCAAAAGAATATCAATGTCTTGGAATGATATATGGAAAGGCATAGATGAAGATCTAGCTAACGAATATTTAGCAAACTGGTTAAATGTAGATAGATATGGAAAAACAAATGAAGCTGGTAGAAAACTACAAGAAAATTTAGCTAAACAAGTTAAAGAAGAAAAGATTACTCAACAAGAAGCTGATAAAATCTTAGAAGAAAAAAGAGAAAATGGTGAATTATACAAATATGTATTAAGTCCAGAAATAACTGATAAGGATTCTGCACAAAGAATAGCAGAATTAGACGAGAAACATCCGGAATTAAAATTATTCGCCGAGAATGTTTGGCAATACTATAAAAATCAATTACAAAATAGAATAGAAGCCGGAACAATATCTAAAGAAGAAGCTGAAAGGTTTAAAAATGAAACACCACATTATGTAAGATTACAAAGAGAAGTTCCAAAAAATATGCCAAATACTTTAGAAATAGATAATAAAGGAAATGCTCAAATTAATAAAAATATAAAAGAATTTAAAGGTAGTACAAGAGATATAATATCATTCAAAACAGCTGGAGCCGATTATACACAAAAAGTTATGAATGAAATTAGAATGAATGAGTTTGCTAAAGAATTAGCGAAAACATTAGGTGTCTCAAGTTCACCAGATAGCACAGTAAACACATTAGACGAAATATTTGGTGTAGATCAAGAACTAATAAAAGACAACGGAGATGGAACATATCAATTAACTTTCTTTAATAACGGTATGCCAATGACAATACCTATTAATAAAGCAATATATGAAGCTATGCAACCAAACAAACATTATAAATGGGAAGATAAAACCGTATTTAAAGGCATAAGAAAACTAGATTCGTGGAGAAGAGCTTTATTAACAGATAAAAACCCAATATTCCTAGCAACAAATATGGTAAAAGACTTGTTTGATGCTCCTTTAAACTCTAAATATCCCGTTGCATTTGCAAAGAACTATCCTAGGGCAATAAAAGAAATTGCAACAGGTGGTAAGTATTTTAAACAATACCAAGCATTAGGAGGATTACAAAATACATATTTTGAGAACGAAGGATTTAAAAAGCAAGGAAGTAAATTAAACCCATTAAATTGGATTGGGAAAGCAAATGAAATAATTGAACAATTACCTAGACTTGCTGAATTTATATCTACTATGGAGAAAACTGGAGATGTAAATGAAGCTATGTTTAATGCTGCTGAAATAACTACTAACTTCAAAAGAGGAGGAGATTATACAAAGGCATTAAATAGAAACGGTGCTACATTCTTAAACGCATCAGTACAAGGATTTAGCAAACAGGTTAGAAACTTCACTGAAATAAACAACCCAACACAAGCAGTTCAGTTATTGGCAAAAATAGTTGTACTAGGAATTGGTCCAGCATTGTTTAATGATTTTGTTTATGAAGATGATGACGAATACAAAGAATTACAAGATTATCAAAAAGACAGATATTATCTTATCAAAGGCGAAAATGGTAATTGGATAAGAATACCAAAAGGTCGTGCTGTTAGTATATTCCAAAGTGCAGCAAGAAGAACAAAATACTTTGCACAAGGAGATAAAAAAGCATTTAAAGGATTTGGAGAATTAATAAATAGCCAAATAGCTCCAAACAATCCATTTGAAAGTAATATCATTTCACCATTTGTAAATGTAGCTACTAACAAATCATGGAGTGGAAATCCTATTGTTTCGGAATATATGGAAAGATCTGTTAAGCCAAAAGACCAATGGGATGCTAAAACTGACGAATTTAGTAAATGGTTAGGTCAAAAAACAAACTTATCACCAAAGAAAATTAATTACATTGTGGACCAATATTCTGGTGCTATAGGAGATTTTGTTTTACCAAATATAACTAAATATAAAACTCACGAACTTAATAATTTCTTAGATTTCTTGTTAAATCCAGCAAGAGATAAATTCACTACAAATATTGCCAATAGTAATAAAAGTCAAAATGAATTTTATGATGCAATAACTCAAAATGAAAAAGACCATACAGAAGAAGGAGAGTTGCGTGGCAAATATCTATCTATAGAAAGCAAAAAAATATCTGATTTAAGAAATGAAATGATGGATTATCAAGCATCAGATGCTTCTGACAAAGACAAGATAAAGAAAACAAGAGAATATCTTAATGAAATCAACAAAATAGCAAAAGAAGCAACAGAAAAATCTAAAGATATAAAGATAGGCGAATACACAACAAGTATTGGTGACTATACATATTACAAGGACAGTAGTGGTAAATGGAGAAAAGAAAGTGAGAAAACAGCAAAGCACAGAAGTTGGGATAATATAAGTGCAGAAGATTATTATGCACAAAAACAAGCCGAAAATAATGCTGCTGATAACAGAATAGAAAATACAGTAAAAGCATTAAACTTTAATAGTGATGACTATGAAATGTATTCATATAAAATAGGACAACTAAAAGCAGATAAAGATGCAAAAGGTAAAACAATAAACGGTTCTAAAAAGAAAAAAGTAATTAATTATGTAAACAGTTTACCAATATCAGACGTTCAAAAAGCAGCATTATTAAAGAAACAAAAATATAAGGTAAGTGGTTACGATCAAAAGATTGCCAATGAAATTAATAAAAGTGGATTAACTCAAGCTGAAAAGAATGAGATTTATTCATACTTAAATTTAGGGAGGTAAAATATGATAAAATTCAATAATGTAACATTAGATGCAGAAATGGTACTAGGTGACACTGGTACCTTTTCTATTACTCCAAAACTAGATGGTAATACATACTTATCAGATGGAGATACACTTTATTTCACAGTAAAAGAAAGAAGAAGTAAAGGTAGTTCAGATAAAACAGAACAAGAACTAACAAAAATAGCTAAAACAATAACTACATTTGATAATGGTACTGCTACTATCCCAATAGAACCAAGTGATACATCATCTTTAGCAGCAGGAACATATATCTATGACATTAAAATAACAAGAGGAGATGGAACTGTAGATACATTAACACCTAATGGACAAGCATACTTCACTTTGAAAAAGGGAGTGAGATAGATGAACTTTGATTACAATGTAGAAAAACAAGAAATAACAATCGAATTAAATACTCCTTCAATCACTTTAGATACTCCAACAGGTGGTAGAGGACTGAAAGGTGATACAGGAAATACTGGACCTAAGGGCGACCCAGGTGCCCCAGGTGCCCCAGGCACTCCAGGTAAAGATGGAGAAGCAGCAACAATAACAGTAGGTTCTACAACAACTGGTGATGCTGGTACAGATGCCTCAGTAACTAATAGTGGAACGACAAGTGCAGCAGTATTAGACTTTACAATACCTAAAGGAGATAAAGGAGATACTGGTGATACTGGTGAAACAGGTAATGGAATATCAAGTATAGAAAAAACCTCAACAAGTGGTTTGGTAGATACATACACTATATATTTTACTGATGGCACAACAACCACATATACAGTTACTAATGGTTCTGGTGGTGGAGGTTCATCAACTTGGGGAGATATAACTGGAACTTTATCAGACCAAATTGATTTACAAGCTGTTTTAGATGGCAAAGAAGATTCGATAATAGAATTAAGCGAAAATGTAGATATTAAAGATTTAGATGAAGGATTTTATAAGTTTACTGATGATTATATTGTAGTAACTGTTGGTAATGAAAACTTTACTGCACATAAAGGTGGTTTACTCTATATTAGAGAAGGAGAATACTATATTCCTTCTAGTTCTAGTATAATGTATGGAACTGTGTTTAATTATATAGATGCAAGTAGAGAATTTT